AGTTCGCCCCCATGGCCGAAAATTTTTAAATACGCGAAATTCGGATAGGGTGACATGAAGGTCTCTACGGAAAAACCCGCTCGGACATGGCAAGAGGTTGCTGATATTCTCGGCGTCAGTCGGCAGCATTTGAGCAAGTGGAGAAAGCTTGAGGGAGCGCCGAAAACCAAACTCATAAGCGAGTGGCAGGAGTTCAGAGTAGCTCGCGATCTTGGTGTCGTTAAAAATCGGCCGCAAGAATCCCGTGAGTTTTATCTCACGCAAAAAGCACAACGCGATGTTGAGCTGCAGGATATCAAGATCGCGCAAGCGAGACGCGAGCTGATCTCCACCGTGGAAGCAAAAGCGGCAGTGCAGACAATGCTTGCGATCCAGAAAACTGGATACCGAAAATTGATGCAGAGATATGCTAACCGCTTCGGCCTCAGTATCGACGAACAACAGGAAGCGGCGAAGTGGTGGGACAATGCGGAAACAGAAATGGTAAAGGCTGTTGAGGAGCTGAGATTATGACAGCCATCAAAGATCTCTACGAATCAGGAAAACAGGTGATTGCGCCTGTGATTCCGGAAGACATCGTCGATTGGTCGGAGAGGCTCATTGTGCCGCGATCGATCAATCCAGATGAGCCGGGTCCGTTGTCATGGGAGGGTCGAGAATTTACAAGGCAGCTCTTGCGATGGTCAGTTGATCCGAAGGTCAGAGTGCTGGTTATTTGCGCACCGCCGCAACTGGTGAAAACCTTCCTGCTCGTTGTGCGAATGCTATACGTAGCCGATCAGCTGCAGTTGTCTCAGATGTATGTTACCAGTATTCGCGACAAGCAAATCGAGTTTGTTAACGACAAGATAAAGCCGATTATCGAGGCTACACCATTTCTTTCCGATAAGCTTTTGCGCGATGGAACGGGGGAGCCAGACCGCAGGTTTTACAAAGAGACGAAAATCCGACTTGGCGGAACCGACATAAACATGACCTATGCCGGGTCAGCGGCTCAGCTTGCATCATCCACGACATCAGAATTTATCGGAGATGAGCCAGCAAAATGGCGATCTGATTTCAAAAATGAGGGTGGAGCTGTAGGGCTTGCGAAGAAACGCGTGAAAGCCTTTCCGGAGACAAGTAAAATCATATTTGTTTCTACGCCGCCGCAAGTAATCGACGAGGAAAACGAATATTGGAACGAGTATTTATCCGGCACACAACATCACTACGAGGTGCCTTGTCCGAGTTGTGGCGAGTATCATGAGATGCGGATCTCCCCAGATGCAGGCGGTGATGACAAAAAACGAAAAGTCATTTATGTGGCTCAGGACGCCAAAAACAAAAAAGACTTAGGCGAAATCGAAAGAACCGGCCATGCTGTATGCCCGTCGTGCGGTCACAAAATAACCGACAGGGATAAGCCCGGAATGATTAAGGCCGGCGAATACCGACCTCACAATGACAACCCTGATCCGGGTATCGTGTCGGTGCGGTTGAGGCGACTTATTCAGCCTGGTGTAAGATTTGGCAAATACCTGGCGGAATGGCTGGTGGCAGCGCGTCGAGAAAAGACCATGATGGACTTTCTCTTGCAGGAGGAATGTCAACCGTGGAGACCGCCCAATGAAGTCCTGAAAGCGTCCGAAATCACTCACTTGCTTGGTGATTTTGAACTCGGAAAGCTGCCAAAAGAACACGACGCGACGGCGGTCATTATCACCGCTGACGTTCAGGAGCTAAAGGTTCCGTGGGCAACGTGGGCAGTCGGTGAGGGTGTGGCGTATCTCCTTAATTTTGGCGATGCAATCCAAGAGAATGACCTTCCAGATATTGCAGAAAAGGCGGCCGAATCTCGGCCTTGAATGGATCGGCGGCGGTATTGATTGCTCTCACCGGTCACGAGATATCTATATGTTTTGCCTCGACAATCCAACCATGATCCCAATGCGCGGGCGCGATATGCAAAGAGTCTGGCAATTGACAGCCGACTTCGATGCAGAGCGAGGAAAACGAAAATCGCAACGAACTCGCAAATGGGAAGATGGAAAATTGCAGGTTTTGTTTTGGCAAAATTGGGACTGGAAATGTTCACTGTATGAGCGAACATTAAAACACAAAGAAGGGTTTGAGCCGCCTATTCGATTGCATTTACCGAAAGATATAGGACGGCATAAACGATTCTTACGTGAGCTTACAGCCGAGCGTGTTATAACTCCGAAGCGCGGCAAACCAAGATGGGAGAAGATCCAGCATCGCGCCAATGACCTAGGTGACTGCACGCTTGAAATGATGGTGTATTTGGATTTTAGACGCGGCCAAATTGCCCCAAAACCGAAGACTAGGGCCGCGTCGTTACCTGTCGGTAAGTCAGGCTGGTAAACCTGTAGACGTTGACAGCCGCGCCATCTGGTAAATGGCATGTGCAAATCAGGCAGATATCGATGACCGGATCGCGGAACTAAGAGAAGAGCTGAGCCAAGTCAACCAAGCGATTAGTGATATCCTGAAAACAGGGCAATCGTATGGCTTGGCTGATCGACGCTGGCAAGGTGCGAGCCTGTCTGAATTGCGCAAACACCGCAGAGAGTTACGCAATGCGCTCAATGCGCAGACCGGACAAGTGGGCAATATTGCACGCGGCAACGTCAACTACTGACATGGGTAATCCGATAAAACTCATCAACGATCCGCGTCAACGACAAGACCAGATCGTTGCCTCGTCTGGTCCTTATGGGCAAAGCGGATATGAGGCGGCCCGTCTTTTTACAAAAGACTGGAAGATGTCCCATGGCACGGTTGATTTCGAAGAAAAAGAACTTGGCTGGGGTGATCGAAAGCGACTGATTGCGCAGCTATATCAACTGCTGCGTAAGTTTCCTCTTGTTCAATCGCCTGCTGACAAATTTAATCGATATGTGATTGGGCCAGGTCCATGGCCGCGGATTAAAACCAGCGATCCAAAGTTTAACGAAGCATTACACGGCGCGTTTAAAAGACATTTCTCGAACCCTGCACTCTGCGACATGCGCCGTCGCGACGATCTGCCTACACTGCTCAAGACTGCGTTCAATCAGGCCTACTATTTTAGTGGTGATTGCGGGTTCCAGCTCCATACCGGCAACGGCTCCGGTGTGTTTCGTATCGAGGCTTACGAGTCGGATCGGATCGGTCCGCCTTCCGATTTTGCCCCTCCTGAAAATGAGGTGCAGGGTGTCGTTTTGGAGCCGTGGGGAGAGCATCGGGGGTATCGTGTAGGCCGTCGGAGTAACGGCGGCCTGACGGCCTCTCATGTTGTTCCCGCAAGTAACTTTATTTTCGCTTCCCGCTCCCTTCCTCAGCGGTGGGACCAGGTGCGAGGTGTGGGTGTTTTAGCACAAGCTTTTGGCCGCTTTATCCAGTCCAATGAGATCACAGAGTCGGAGCTGATATCATTATCTAACGCAAGCAAAGCAGCCTTCTATGTGCCGATTCCAGGCCTTGAGGATGTCGAGTTGCAGCGCGACAAAAACGGCAATCCAATTCCGCTCGAAGTAAAAATTACAGACGGGTCTATCTTTTACGGCCCTGAAGGAACTAAGCCGGAAGCGATAAAAATTGAACGACCGAACCCGAATCTTATCGGCTTTATTGATTCCGTATTACGTGAGGTTGCGGCTGTTATCGGTATCAGCTTTTACCAACTTACAGGCAAGAGTCTGAAAAACTTTTCGCAGAACAAGGGAGATCTAAAAACCGATGCAGAAGCCTTTGAGGAAATGCAAAGGTGGGTGCGTCGAGAATTTCAGCTTGATCGGCTTGTTTATCGTTTTTCGATCGAGTTTCGCAATCAGCTGCCGCCGCCGCCACCGGAATGGAGATTCGAAAATCTCTTCGAATTAATCCGTTATACTTGGCCGAAACTCAATTATTTCGATCCAGAGAAACAGGCGAAAGCCGACCGGTTGCGGATGCAAAACGGTGCATCACTGTATGACATTTACGGAGACGAATGGAAGGAGCAGGTGGACCGAGCTTTCGAGGTGCAATCCTACTTGAAGGAAAAAGAATCGAGCACAGGCATCGATCGGGATCGTGTGTTTTTGCCTGTCTCCACCGCTGGACATATTGACTTTGAAGATGAAGGAACAGGTGAACTCGAAGACGATGAATTGACCGAAGAGGAGTAGTATAAGATGGCATGGATTGACATACGAAACAAAAGCCCTGAGAGCGCAGACGTTTACATTTATGACGAAATTGGGTTCTTTGGAACCCTTGCAATCGACATAAGGCAGGAGTTACGGGAACTTGATACGAAGCTTATCAATTTGCATATCAATTCCCCTGGTGGCAGCGTCTTTGAAGGCAACGCTATCTACAACCTACTTCGCAACCATAAGGCAAAGGTCATCACTCACGTCGACGGAATCGCAGCCTCGATTGCTAGCGTTATCGCGATGGCAGGAGACGAAGTTATCATGGCAGAAAATTCCATGATGATGATTCATGATCCAAGCGGTGTTGTTGTTGGAGATTCCGATGATATGCGCAAAATGGCCGATGTCATGGACAAGGTAAAGGATACCATCATCACGGCATACGAGCGCAAAACAAACAAGGATCGCGAAGAGCTTTCAAAGCTCATGGACGAGGAGACCTGGATGACACCACTTGAGGCTGTTGCATTGGGGTTTGCGGATTCGATTAGCGAACCGATGAAAGTTGCTGCTAAGTTCAATTTATCCGGATTTCGCAACGCTCCTAAGTCCATGCGGTTGACAGGGTGTCAGTCTGTAAAGGGCGAAGAGCCGAAACAAACCAATATCGATAATATGAAAGAAATTCTTAACAAAGTAAAAACCGCCTTCGCCGAAGATGATTTTAAGGCAAGTGCAATTTTGATGGCCGCCGATGGAAAAGGCATCGAAGAAATCATTGCTTCATATTGCGAGCATGTCGCAAAGCGTGAAGCAGATATGGCTGCAAAGCACGAAGAGGCAATCAAGACACTGACGGAAAGCCACGAAGAAGCAATCAAAGCAACTTCTGATCAGCTTGCCGAAGCTAAAAAAGATCGGGACGAATGGAAGATCAAAGCGGAAGCTGGTGGGCATGACAGTGGTGATGGCAAGTCTCTGCTCGACGAATACAATGCAATTACCGACCCAGCAGTCAAAACCGATTTTTTCCGCGCTAACAAAAACAAACTGATCGCGGAAGCTCGTAAACAGGGAGGAAAATAAGAAATGGCAAATAAGCTTACAAACCTTAAACATACGATCCTCGTTCAGTCTGCCTTGGAAGCGTTCACCGCTGCCTTTGCACCGATTCGAGCTTTTGCGCACAACTTCTCAGCAGAAGCCGCACAGAAAGGGGACAAGATCAAAGTCCCTTGGGTAGGGCCGCAAGATGCTGCGGCAAACTTCTCAGGGACTTACACCATTCAGGACGCCGATATGGAAGGTCTGGATATCACGATTGACAAACACAAGTTTGTGTCGTGGGGGCTGACCGATAAGGAGATAGCTGAAATGCCCCAAGTAAACCTTGAGCGGTTTGGAAGACAGAAGGGATTCCAGCTTGCGAAGGCAGTTTATCAAGACATCCTCTCATCTGTGACAGCCGCAAACTTCGGGGTTCATGCTCATGCAGGTTCTGCTGCGGATTTCGATGGTGATGTCGTGATTGATATTTCCACAATCTGCGATGAGGCTGATTGGCCTGAAATGGATCGAAGCCTAGTTCTTTCCCCAAGCTATCATGCCGGCATCCGAAAGGACCTAAAGCTTGCTGATGGCTTTGGGAGCGATGTCATTATGCGGCGCGGTGAAGTTCCTTCTCTTGATACTTTCGAAGGGGTCTACAAGACTAGCCTCATTCCGGATAATTCGGAAAACCTTGTCGGGTTCGCCTGCCATCCGGACGCCATTCTTGCGGCAATTCGATATCTTCGACCGCAGTCAAATCACAACTACAGCGATGCTGCTCCTGTAGTGGATTCGGATTCGGGGATTACCCTTGGATATCGTGAGTGGTATGAGCCAAACACCGGGCAAGCGCGCCGTGTTCTGGAGTGTAATTACGGATACCGCCGTGGAAATGGCAAGGCTCTAAAGCGGATTCTGAGCGAGACTCCAGCTGGTGGAGACTAAGAATAATATGAGAACCGCAATCATTATTGTCCATACCGAAGGGGGCCAGAAGGTCACTGGCCCTGACTCGATGGCTCGTCAAAAGGAGGCCTTTCGATCGCTCACAAGCGCAGATGGACATCGGGCTGAGCTTTGGTCTAGTGATAGGGGTATCGTTAGGCGCAAACGTCTTACTAAAGCAACTGAAAATCAAGTTGCTAAGTCTTCCAAAAAAGACGATGCTCCAAAAAAGAAGCAGAGTAGATCAGCGGCAAGATCGCCGGACTCATAATCCGGAGAACGAGGGTTCGAGTCCCTCCTCTGCATCCATTTTCTTGTTCGTGTCGTGGTTGTTTCTTGGGTTAGGGGCCGCTCATCGTTTAGGTGAGCGGCCTTTTTCGTGTAGATGACCGATTGCTAATAGGTAATGGCATTTAATACATCAGTTATGGCTCGTCACTTCGCGACACATTGCAACGACTTACCTTGTGTAGTTGATATCGACGGCAATGTAATTCGTGCAAGCAAGGGAACCAATACGATCGGGAAGGAGTTCTTAGAGGCTGGAACAACTCTTGAATATGCGCTTTCAATCTGGATACCGTCGAGTGAGTTAAACGATCGCCCGAAGCTGAAAAGCCGGATCATCGTAGATGGTAAGGAATACAGAATCGGAAACGTCGAAGAGTATGCAGACGGCGCGGGCTGGCGTGTGGACTTAGGACATCCAGAAGAGTTTTCATTATGAAGCCGGAATTTTCGATTGATGCAGCAAACTGGAATGCTGCAATTAGCGATATGCAAAGACGTCTCCCTGGTGTTAGTCGGGACCGTATATTGCGAAATGAGATTCGACTTGTTGCCCAGAAACTCGTCAGATTTGAGTATCGCGCTAAAGGTCAAAAGATCGGCCAGGACTTGCGAAGCCGACTTGTTTTACTATGGGAAACCGGCAATGAATACAACGTCCCAAGAGAAGACGCATCTCTGTTTAGACGCATGCCTAAAGGCGCGCAAAGACGATACCGCGAACGAAGAAAAGGGGGACGTCTTATCGAGCCGAAAGAGGTTGGAGACTACACGAGACGCGCTGGTTATCTTGCGTCTGGCTGGGGTGCGGGAGCGCGTCATTTCGGTGTCAGCCTACCAGTGTATGCAAGCCGTCATAACCTAAGCAAAACAGGAAGTGTTCAGGATAATTTAAACAATAAATCCGAACCTCATGCGGTGTAGATAAACAAAGCAGGACCGCGCCGAGGATCAGAGCAAAAACTAAACGCAACCTTGCGGGCGCAGGCCCGGAATATGCAAAGGGTGATGGAGAAGGAAATCAATATCCTATTCAATCGAGTATGGCCTAAGGGATCATGACACCTAAAAACGATTTAGAGAAACTTGTGAGTGACCGCCTGATTGCTATTTTACATGACGGCGGAAGGCTTCCGGACGTCCAAAAGATCACACCAGAAAGCAAGGTACAGGTGAAGTCACCATTGATACAAGTGCAGGTCGAGACAGCTGCACCAGCTCCGGGATTCGAGGGATCAAACGGTGGTGCTGGCGTCTTTACAGTTATGGGCATGCTAACGGTTGTTACAAACCGTGAGGACATGCAGGAAGGGAAGCTGTTAGAGCTTGCAGGTATTGTCCGGGATTTGCTGCTTGAAGAGATTAGAGATGAACTGCCAATGCTTAATCATATCTACCCGGATGGGCGTGTTCTGAAGGTCTGGCATATGGGAATTGATCCGGTTGCACGGGGAACAGATAGTGAACAGGGCGTTGATTACCGATCCTTTAATCTGACGATGATTGCAGCTGTGATTGAGCCGTAGACTAAAAGGTTGACCGTTGGCCATTCGGTAATATGGCCACACATAAGATTTACGGAGCAACTTTGCAGAATGTAAAGTTCGGAACACGAACCTACGACAAGGGAATCGTCCAAACCGAGGATGTCGATAGTCGAGTTGAGGATGAGAAAATTATCGGCGCAGAAGGCGAGAAGCTAGGGGGTGCAAAATACGGACCAGATAAGGAGCTTAGCATCACCTATATCTCAAATACAGCCGATGCTGAAACTGATATCGATTTGATCGGCGCGGATGCAACCATCTCGTTCGCCGGTAAAACATGGGAGCTTTTTAACCTACAGGCATCGCGCTCGAATACCGGGTTTTTGACTTTTACAGCAACTGCTGAATGGTCGCCTGATTGGGGAACTTCAAGCGGAGGCGGAGGGTGAGCGATATCACACCAGAGCACCCGAAGGTAAGGGCGAAGGTCGCCGAAAAGAAGGCGGTTCGCAGAAAACAACAAAAGAAGGTTGTTGCCGCTGCTTTCGACGGACCGAAGAAGATCGGCAAACACACCTTCCATCCGATGAATATGCAGGGCGTGCAAGCCTTGCGACAGCCTGCTACGCTCAACGAAAGCATCGAGATGTTGCGGCTATTAACCGGCTATATCTTGACGATTGAGCCGACCAAGCGGATTGCCATTACTCGCGATATATCAACCTTTGTTGCGGCTGCTTGTGATTGGTGGGAGTCGTCTGTAGATACGGATGATCTGGAAGAAATCTTCAAGCTTGTCGACGAGTCGCTAAAGATCGTCTT